CGGCAATACCGGTCCAATCAACGTAGTACTCGCAGTATGAGCCGACCCAGGTGGAGAGCGTGGAATTGACCGTGTTGCGCCACGTGTTGTGGCCTGCCGTGGTCGATGGCGTCAGGCCGACCACCACGCGCGTTGTGTGCCCTGCGAGCCGGCGTTCCTCGAGATAGGCCGAATATTGATTCAGAAACGTGGTCGTGCTGTCGCCGTCGAGGTTCTTGTCGTTGTACCCGGTCCAAAACACCGAGGCGAACTTGGCCGTTGGATTGCCAGCCCGGAACCGCGCCATCGCCGCATCAAGCGTGGCGGTTCGCGTGCTGCCGCTGATGTTCAAGGATAGGTTACTGTTTCCGAGCGACGAGCTAGAAACGGATAGGTTCTGATACCCCCAGGACAGCGGCGCGGTCTGGTGCACGTAGAACGGCCAGCTCGTTTGTATTGCCGGCGAGCGCGAGATCGAGTCGCCTTCAGCCAAATAGAAGAAGGTCGCCTGCGACGTGCTCAGGCTGCGGCATTGCTCGTCTGTGAAACGGGTTGGCCAATAGGCCACCATTTCCATCGTCCCGTTCCATGTGTTAGCGCCCGCCACCGTCTTGCCGAACGCCATTCGATTGCATTGCGGCACCGATCCTGCCGTGTCCGTGAACAACGGCCCGCCTTCGGCGCACAGAAGAAATCTATTGGCCGCGCCTGCCATGACCACTCGACGGCGCCGCGTGTGCGGAAGCGGGTCGGTGCATTCCATCGACCATTGCGTAGCGCCACCCGACCGGCCAAACCCGCTGATTGACGCGCCGGTCTGTCGAACGTACAACATTTCCGTCGCTGCCGCGTTATCGGCATAGACCATGTGGCCTGGGTCTGGATTGCTCGAGTTGTCGCCCGAGCCGATGCATAAAACGGTGAACTCCGTTCTGCCCCAGAAATCGACGCGGTTCAGTATGTCGCTGGTCGCAAGCCCTGTCGGGATCGAGATGTTCGGCGACTGCCACGCGCGAGTATTGACCCAGTCTAAGCAGAACACTGCCGGAATACCGTTGACGCGCGGCACCCAATCGGGGGCCTGCGGCGTGTCGATCACTTCAACCTGGGTCGGAAGGCCGAACATCAGTATCCCATCAATACCAAGGCCCACGCTGCGGCGTGCGCACAAGCGTAGCGTCGAACACGGCAAGAGGTGGCGTCACGTAAGCGGCTGAAATCGTGTTCCAGCCGTCGCGGGCGTCGCTCACGATCTTGGCCGATGGCTGCACCGCGAGCTCATCGCAAATGGCCAATCCAAGGATGGCAATCACCGCGCTTTCGAACCGCTGGCTGTCCTCGCCCTTCAGCCATTCGGTGCCATCGAACACCGCGAAGTCGTTGGCGGCCCACGAAGTCACGTCGTCGAGCGTCGTGCTGCCGGCAGTCGAGACCTTGTAGACGTGCCCTTCGGTGCCCGTAGACGAGGCCAGAGCGGGAGAGTTTGTCGATGCGTTCCAGGTGCCCTGATAGGCAACAAGCGCCTGCGTTCCCGCAGATAGCTCGGTCGGCGGCACCCAGAACACGAACGTGTCAGACAGGGTAAAGGACGTGTGCAGGGTGTCGACGCTCTTTGCCCGCCACCCGTGCATAGTCTCGTTGAGCACCGACAGCGCAAGATTGGCCTCTTCCGCTGCCGGGTCGTTGAGGAGGTCCACCACACCAGAGCGCCGGAGCGCTCTGGTGCAGATCGTGCGAACCGTCGCCATCAGCTCGAGCCGCTCAGGCGAACCGCAAGCCGCGGGTCGAGCAGCTTGCGCCCATAGAGCAGATCGAGGCGCCACTTGCTGATGTCGTTCGTGCCGTCATAGATGGGGATGACGCGAACGCTCATGCCCTTATAGGTCTGACGAGCAGCGCCGTAGGCAGCCTGTGGAAGCTCCATCGGGACCATCGCCAGCGCCATCGTATTCTTGTGGAACACGAGGTTCTGGTTGTAGGTCGTTGCCGCAGTGCCGAGGAACGTCAGCCCGGCGTTATCGGCCGGCACCACATTCACAGTCTGATGCGGGCCAGACGTGATGATCGGCGGCGAGATGGTCAGCGTCAGGTTGCCGGAGCCGTCCGACGAGCCGTCCGAGATCACGACGAACTGCTGGTCAACATCCGTTACCGCCTTTGTCTTCGGATTGACCATTTTGACGTACGCGCCGGAGGTGCCCGCCGCATAGATCTTGAACACGTCACCCGCCTTGACGCGAGAGGCCGCGGCAGCGGTCCAGCCGTCAGTGATGAGCGACTGAGTCCAGGCGTTTTTGGCGGTGTCATAGGTGACATTCTGCGACGCACCGTTGACGAGCGGTGTGCCGCCGAGCGGGCCGACCGTGTGAGACGGCACCACCTGGCTCATCAGCGTGTCGATGTTGCCGACCATGCCGAGCTCGCCGCGTCGGAAGCCCTCAGTGACGAGAGACGGAGCGTAAAGTGCGGTCTGGGCGCCGACGAAGCCCCAGAAGTCGGTCGGATTGAACGCTGACGCGCGGTTTTCCTGCGGCACGGCCATCTTGTCGAGACGTTCCGGCGCTTTGGCGAAGTCGGCGAAACTGTTTACCGTCTGCCCTGGGTCGCCCACCCAATTATAGATGCCCTGATACATCTTCGTTAGGACATCGTTTGCCATGTAGTTGATGATCGTGGACATGGCCGGCTTGATGACGCGGGTCGACAGATCCTCTATCTTGAGCGTCAGGTCCGTGGACGAGAACTGGAAATCGACGCCACACTGTTGATCGATCACGAGGGTCGTCTTGCCCTCGATCACGTCCTGAGTGGACAGGGTCGCGCCGGTTCGGATCGTGAAGTCCGCGGGCCTGCGAATCGAGATTGTATCGCCCACCTTGTAGCCGTTGACGTTCTGAGAAAACTCCTCCTCGTGTGCGCGATGCAGGCGATTGATTACGCCGAGTTCGTTCTCGAGGATCGCGAGCGCCTCCTTGGCGACGATATCCGCGGTTAGTGTCGTGTTAGCCATTGTCGTGATGTCCTACAGTTGGACTCAACGGGCCGATCGTCTCCAAGCAACGTACTCTTCCATATTCATCGCGCCTGGATCTTTGGTCCCTGAGCGTGCCCCGCCGGCCACCGTGGGCACTGGCGCGGGAGCGGTTGACGTTTTGCGGGCACGCGGGGCCGCATTGATGCGAGCCTCGATTTTGCCCAGGTGATACGCCTGCGAGAGTGGGTCCATGCGCGCGATGCGGGTGGCTTCGTCCCGGTTCTGGGAAAGGTAGTAGGCGACCTGTGGCCCCTGCTCGCTTTCCATGATGAAGCGCGCGCCGATCTCACTCACAGGCAAGCTCGGATCATCGACGGCCGCCGCGATCTCTGGGATCTGCTCGCGCACTGCGGCCACACGATCTTCAAACATCTGCGCCCGCACGCGGGTCGCTTCCTGCTCTCTGATCTGGGCCTCGCGCGCTAGTTCCTCTGCCCGTTCGGATCGCACCGCCTGCCGCATTTGCGCGGCCTGCTGCTGATCGAATGACATCGAATCCCATTGCTCTGGGCTCACCACGGGCTGGCGAAGACGCTGCACCTCTGCAATGGCCTGATCGCGCTCGCGTTCTGCCGCTTTCATGCGGCCATAAAGCTCGCCGATCCGTTCCGATGCGCGCTGCCGTGGCTTTTCCGCTTTCTGATCCTGATCGCCTTCAGGCGTATCGCCCTCGGGCTGTGCATTATCTGCGCCTTCTTGGGGCGGGGCGGCCTGCTCCGGGGTGACGGATGCAGCCGGGATCGACTCTGATACAGGGGATGGCGCGGGCGGTGCCGCGATTGTCGTTTCCGACATGGGTAAACCTCACTTGTGGTAGGGCGCCCGAGGGCGAGGGTTACGCGGCAAGCAACATCACGTCGTCGTCGTCGAGTTCGATCTCATACCGTTCGATCTCGAGGGCGAGGATCTCGTGCCAGAGCTGCGCCTCGGCGTGGGCGCGGTCTGCTTTCTCTTGTGCGGCGTCACGAACCTGGCGCGCCGCCGTCATCACCGCGTTTAGGCGCTCCAAGCTCTTGGCTTCAGCCGCTGCGATACGGCGAATTTCTGCTACGCGGGCGGAATCGATCTGCGCTTGAATGGCCAGGAACATCGCCGTCGAGCGCTGCTCGATGATGTCCGCGGGCTGCGCGCTATCCTCGTCCTCTTTGCGCCGTTCGATGGGTTCTCTTGGCGGCGGTCCTCCGTACCCGAAGAACTGCGGCGGGCTGGCTGCAAGCGGCGTATAGGTCAGCGTGACGGACTGGCCAGCTATCGCAACGGTCGATGGCGTGACTGTGAGACTGCGGCCCGCCGAGAGGCCAACTGATTGCCCCGCAATCGCCACCGTGGCCGGGTTGACCGTCAGCGAGTAGCTAGCTGCCGTCGCCTCGAAAAACCAATCGTTGAACGCGGCGACGTCGGCTGCGTCTGGCCCACCTACTTGAGTCGTTTTATACAGCGCGTCAAATCGGCCGTTCCCGCGGACTCTCCCGCGAAGAAGCCATGCAGATCTGAATGGGTAGTCGCCTTGGCCCGCCATTTATCCGTGCGTCTCGATATATTGGCCGCACAGGTTTGGGATCACCGTGCTCACTGGGAAAAAGATAAAAAACAAAACGCTGTCGTCGTAGATCCGCGGCATGCCAGAGGTCAGAACGTCGATCGCGTTGCCGATGTTGGCCGAGGTCAGCTCCACCTGCGCCAGCATCCGAAACAGGATCAGATGCATTGTGCCGCTAGTGCGCGTGGCCGACTGAATGAAACTTGTCGGCGCTCGCATGCCCGTATCGCCAGACGCGAGGCTAAATATCTCGAACGTGCCAGCGGCCGGCGTTGCGTTGCCGACAAGCGTCGCCGTTGCGCCCGTGTTTCCGTCCTGATCCGTGTAGGTCAGCGTGACGGTCGGCGTGCCGGCACCGCCGGCAGCGCTCCACTCGACAGCCGCATAAACCCCTTCGCCGTTGGTCGTCCCGTTACTATCGCGAGGGGGCAGCGCGGCCGGCGTGATCGCCTGCGCCGTGGTGCTCGTGACGTTGAGGCCCGAGTTATGCCAAAGCCGATCGCATAGCACGAGCGTCCCGGTATTGTGGCCCGCAGCTGCGAGCCGCGCTAGATAGGCGTTTCCTGAACTCGGGTTCGTTCGTGGGATCTGGCCAGCCAGCGGCGCTGACACCGCCGCACCGTTGATGCCAGATGTTGGCGCGACGCCAGGGCTTAACCCCCCCGTCATATACCACATTGAATGCATTACGCCGGCCGCCTCGCCCCCTACGGCGTTTTTATGGAACGGCACGGGCTGCCGCATCCCGGCTATGGCACCGTCAAGCGTCGTAATTGGCATCAGGGCGCCTCCGCGTGCTCAAGGTGCTCCGGCGCGAAGTCAACGCCGCCGTCGATCTGGAATGCGCCCGTGTCTGGATTTATAGACACGATCTGCCAGACGCCTGGCCAGGCCGCGTCGAACGGCGGCTTAACTCTCACGTAATCTCCTATGTTGAACGTCATGCAGTCACCTGCAGGAATCCGCCGGCACTGAAATCGACGGTGAGCGTATCGCCGTCGGCCAGCGTCAGCGCAGAGCCGTAGTCGAGCCATCCGATCAGCGGATCGGCCGGGCTCGTCGGCGTGTCGTTGTAGATCACGAGGTAGCGAAACGGCCCGACCGATCCGCCCAACGCCGTGATTACCTCATCCGTTGCCGTCAGCGTCGCGGTGCCGCTCGTTTCGGTATATGCGACGCTGTCGAGCGCGTAGTCGCCATCTGCGCCAGCCGTGTAGCCGCCGCCGCTCGATATCTGCGTGATATCGGCGAGCACGGTGTTCGATGCGCTCGGCGCGCTGTTCGTCAGCGCCACCTTGAGCGTATGCGAGGCGAAGTTGTGCACGCCCTTGCCGATTTGCTCGGCGAGATCGTCAAACGTTGTCAGGGTACTGGCCGGCATCTAGGCTTTCTTGCATCAGTGGTTGCGGCGGCGGCATGATCCGCACGCCTGTCGCTTTGCCGTCTGGGCCGCGGACGACCTCGCGCGGCATGCTCATGGCCTCGATGATGCCCGCGCGGATGGCGTCGGCCACGCCGTTGGTCTTCGGGTCCATCTCGCGCTTCTGCAGGTCGAGCGCATCGGTCTTACTGGTCATCTCGCGGCGTGCGCTGGCCACCTGAATCTCAGCCATTTCGGCGTCTGCCTGCGCCTTGCGTGCATTGGCGAGAGCCACAGCCTCGGCGGTCGGATCGGGCTGCGTGACTGTCGGCTGCACAACGGACGGGGCGACGCCCATTTGCTGCATCTGTGCCGCCTCGAGCTGCAGCTTCATCGCCTCAGCCTCTTTCTTCATGGCGTCGGCGGCTTTGATGCGCATATCGAGCTGCACAACCGGATCTTCCATCGGATCAGGCGGCGGCTCGGCCTTTGGGTCTTCCGGGTCGTGAAGGACTTGCTTGGGAATCGTGTTCTTGAGCCGCTTCGCGATCTCCTCGGCGCCTGGCCAATCCATATTCTTAGCGATGAGGTCAGACACCACCTCGGCCGCGCCCGGAATGGCTTGCGCAAATGCCATCAGGCTCTCGGCGCTCTCCATGCGCTTGGTCGAGTAGCTCTTGCCGATCGTGACGCGGATATCAAAGCGCGCAGACGACAGGTCGTTGAAAATCATCGGCACGCCGTCAACGTCCATGGCCTCGGCGTTGACTTTGACGAATTCCTCGGTGTCGTCGTCGCCCATCAGCCGAACCACGCGCTCGGTGTCGTAGATCTTCGGGATGAGGTCGATAAGGATGCGGCCGGCGTACTCAAGCGAGCGCTGCAAGTTGTCGATGAAATGATAATTGGCAACGTCGCCTTCATGCTGGCGCGCGAGAATGGCCTTGCCCGAGGTCTCGTTTCCCTGGCGGCCAAGGCCAGCATCATAAATGCCCGTCGTCGCCTTCATGTCCTCAGAGGCAACCTGGGCCTCCTGAATCAGCGCGCTCGGCATCTCGGGCGGATGCTCGCGGCGAGGCGCTCCGCCTGGGGCCTGCGGGTCGGGAATGTAGGGAAGATAAGGCCGGTTCTTTTTGTTGGCCGTGTCCCAGAGCGCCTTGATCTTCGGGTCGCTCAGCATGTTGGTCGTGACGAGATACGGGCTTTTCGGTGCCAGCGCGATCATCTCGGCGGTTGCTGTGCGGTAGAAGTTGTAAAGCTGCTGCGGATCACGCGCGAAACGGATCACGCCGTAACGATAGACCTTCTGATCAAGCGGCACCTCGGCGCCGAGAACCGGAATAATCGGAATATGGCGGCCGGCCCATTCGTGCGGGCCCTCAAGCACCTCAGAGCCGGAAACGAGGTATTGAACGACCTTGTATGCCTGTTGCTGCCGCGTTTTGACGATCGGCGGCATGAACGCGAGCTGTTGCTTGCTCATGCCCGTGATATCGACGGTGCGTCCATCCTCGGTCAGCCCGAGGGTTTTCATGTAGGGCTTTTTGCACCAGTATTCAGCAATCCGAACCGCGTCCTTTGTCACCCAGAACAGGCGGCTTTCCGCGTTGTCGGTCGAGATGTCGATGCCCTCAACAGCGGCCTTGGGGTAGCGCTCCTTGAACGTCGCGGTGGGGATGTTCTCGGCCACCATCATCCACATTGCGTCCGAGCGGTCGGGCTCGACGGCGGCCGGATCGCAGAACACCGAGAACGGATGCGGAATGAGCTTGATCTTGATCTCTTGCTCGAATGCCGAATCCTCGCAGTATTGCGTCAGTATGCGGAACCAGCCGACGCCACAGCCTGCTTGGCTCTCTGCCGCGGCAGAGTAGACGTGCTTGGCGCTCGATGCGGCTTGGATCTGGCGCAGCAGGCCGTTGTAGATCTTGGCCAACTCAGGGTCGGAGCGATCGTCGACCGGAGCAACCTTGATGGCCAGATCAGCTTGCCGAATGTCGTTAGTGACTTGCCGGAGAAACTGCGGCAGCCGGTTGACCGTAAGCATTGGCCGGCCTTCGATCTCGCGCTCGCGGCGGATCGCTTCGGGCCACTGATCGCCAGCAAGGAACGCGAGATCCGACGTTCCAGCTTCGCGGTTCTCGCGGTCGTACTGCCACGCCTGGTCGAGGCGCTCGCGCACGTCCTTGACGATCTGCTCGTTGTCGGTGCGATAGCCCGGCTTGCGTTCGCCGCGCCCTAGCTGCCCAGCCATGAGCCTCCGGGGGTGGCTTCATCCCAATTCACGGCGCTCGTTTTCCTGATCATGGACGGGAACAATTCGGTTAAGCCCCACACGAGACCGTCACAGCGGTCGGGCGAGCCGTTGCCCTCGAACCCTGCCGCAGTCATCTGGCACATTTGGTCTTCGAGCTTCGGGAACGTGCCGACGTGCGAGACGCGGCCTGTCGAGTACAGCGCTGCGATCGGTTCGGCGCGCACATGCTTGCCCCTGGTCGCAACAACCTCGATGATCGGCAAATCGGGCCGAACGCTCCGCAGCGTGTGCGTGACCATGTCGCCGCCTTGGTTGCGCTCCACCACGAGGGCGTCTGCCTCCCACTTGTCGAACGTGGCAACCGCGCGCTCTGCCCATTGCCTCGGCGTGCCTTTCAGTGATGCGTCGTCGAGCACGTAGCCTCGATTATCCTCGCCAAGCCCGCATGCAATGATGCCGTGTTCGTCTGACTCAGGCTCCGCCGACACCGCAGGATCGACCGAGACCACGATGCGCGTCAGGGTTGGAGCTTCGCGGCGCCGATGCGCGTTGATCGTCTGCCGGTCCCAGATCGCGCCGATTGCCATTGGCTCATATTCACCGAGCCAGATGTGCGCGTATCGGTCTCGGTTGGTCTTCTCGTCGTGCTGGCGCTCGGCTTCAAGCTCGGCCGGGAAAAAAGGGTTGTCGTTGTAGTTGACCTTGATCAGCCCGGTATTGTCCGGCACTTGGTTTGCCCTGAAAAACTGATCGACCGGATCGCTGGCGTTGCGCGGGTTCCACGAGAACCACAGTTCAGAGCCCGGCTTGCGGATCGTCGGACGCAAGAACTCAAGCGATAATGCCGACAGGGTTTGGGCTTCCTCGACCCAAGCGACATCAAAACCTTCGAGCGACTTGATGGACTCCGCCGTGTGGTCCTGCATGCCCTGAAACAGGATCACGCCGCCGCCCGGCGTTACGATGTGGTCATTGCGCGGCTTCTCGCCGAACAACGGCCAAACGCCGTGGGCTGTGATCTTGTCCTCAATCAGCCGCTTGGCCGATTCCTTTAGCGTCTTCTGCACCTCACGCACGCAGACGACGCGGAGCCCTTTGCGCCTCACAGCAGCGTCGACAATCTCCTCGGCGAAGAAGTGCGACTTGCCCGAGCCGCGTCCGCCATAGGCCGCCTTATATCGCTTGGTGCCGAGTAGGGGCGTAAATACCCTAGGCGTCTGAATTTCGAGGATCAACGATTGTCCGCTTGATCTCGGTCACCTGCATTGTGCCAGTGACGTGCGAATTGCTTGTTTCGCGCCATTCGTCAGGAAACCGGGCGGCCATCGAGCGAGACCAGACGCCATTGTTGAACTTGTCAGCGGTCATGCCGTCTTGTCCGGCGTCCTCCCACCACATCTGCTCGAGCGCCTTTGCACGCGATAAGGCGTCCAAAAACTCTGGATACTGTTTTTCCCAATTCTCGAGAGTGTGCCGATGAACACCGATCTTGGCTGCCATCCAAGTCCTAGATTTCCCGGCAGCGCCCCATTCAATAACGCGGTCACAGAACTCAGGAGCGTACTTAGATGGACGCCCGCCCAGATCACGTTCCGGAGTAGGCTCTGGCGTTGGCTGGTCTACTTCGTCGGACGGTGTCACGCGGTAGCTCTCATGTTGGCTCTAAGGGCAGCGATGTCGCCGAGCCTCATGTGCTCAGTCTTGGCGACTGTTGCTGTAGCGTTGACTGTTTCACGTGCAACACTGGTGGTGGGCTGGGCAATGGGGGCGTCGTGCTCGTCATCAGACTTGCGGCGACGATTGCGGCCAGCCACGAACCAGCACACCGGGGCCATTAGCATGAAAGCGAGCGAGTTGGCACCCGCAATGCCGGTGTTCACGAACGTCTGAGTAACGCTGTCCGGGTTGATGGCGTCGGCGGCTTCGCGGCCCTGGAAGGTGAGCCAAAGCTGGGCGGCGACGTTGGTCTGATTAACCACGGCGCTTTCCACGTGCTTCGTGCCGGCCGCCTTCTCACGGGCCGAGGCAATCACGCGCTTAGCGGCTTCGATCTTCTCAGTGTAGTCGGTCTTGGCTTCCAAGGTCTTGATGCGCTCAACGAGTTCATCGCGCTCGCGGGTGCGATCGAGGCAGCGCTGCTTGCAGCCCCCGCGGGCCGCTTCCTGGCTGATGGCAAGCTCGAGGGCCGGCAGGCGAGCGCGCATGCTGTCTGCCGTGGCGGAAGCCGCCCACCCGTGCTGCTTTTCGAGCGAGGCAAGGCGGCCCTCGAACAGAGCAAGGGTCTTGCGGGCCTCCTCGACGTTGCCGCGAGCGTCGTCATACTTCACGTTCTGAACGGTGGTGCGCTGGATGTCGCCGACGCGGACACCGGCAGAGTAGCCGAGGTGGCTCTGATAGGCGACGATGCCAAGGGGGATGCAGACGATGCCAAGCGTGATGGCGCTGGCCTTGCCGCCCTTATCCCACTCCTGGGCGGCGGCGTCAGGTAGGACGGCGAAGACGATGGCCAGCAGGGCAAAGCCCGCGCCGTGCCAGAAGGTCTGCGTGAAGCCGTAGTTGAAGCAGATGACGGCATCGACGATGATAGCGATGATGGCGAGCGCCAGGAAGAACTGGCCGAAGCTGTTGTAGCTCTGCCAATGGCGCTTGATGAGGCCTGGCGGCTTAGCGGGGTGTGACATCGTGTGAGCCTCCATTGAGTGATACGCTCACGGGTGCGGGCGGCGATTACTTGAGGGCCCATACAGCGCCGGCCAGATACAAGAGCTGCAGCGGCTCGGCAGTGACGCGGGGAATGGGGATGCGGACGGCGTCGATGCTGATCCAGCCGAGCGAGAACATGCGGGAAGCCGCGTAGGCCAGGCCGATGGCGAGCACGAGCTTTGCCCACCATACGCACCAGTGGCTGATGGTGGCGGCGATCTGGAGCAGCGAGGCTTTGATGGTGGCGGCGTTCATGTCAGTCGTCCAGTGTGACAGCGTTGGCAGTCGCGACGAAATGGACTAGCAGGATGAACACGATCCAGAGGATGACGAGGCTCACCGGAAACGCCATCTCAGGCCGATGATGGTGGCAAAGTCATCCTTGGTGGCGGCGC